GCTTTCTAAATTTGAAACCTTTCCTTGAGCAGTTGTCATATTACTTTGCAATGTAGAAATATTTCCTTGTGCATTTGTTACATTTTCTTGCAATAAGCTAATATCTTCGCTTAAAGCATTATCTCCAATTTGCCTATTTCTTACTTCCTGTGCTAATTGCAGATTAAGATAATTAATATTACTATTTGCAACATTCATTGAACCATTTAATGAGTTTATATTAGAGTTGATACTATTAATTTGCTGAGTTGTTTGATTATTAAATGTATTTACATCTGTAACTACTGCTCCTATTTTATTGTCTGTTAAGTTATTTGATGATGTAATATCATTATTAATCTTATTTGTTAAATTTGTATTTAAAGCTTGTAAATCTGTTTGTTTAGCAAAAGCTGAAAAATCTTGATTTGAAACTACTGTATCTGTATATGATTTTGCTTCAGACAATTTTAGTGTGTTTTGCTCATCTATATATTGTTTTTGAGTTCCTTCTTTTGTGTCATGATAATTTTGAACATAAGTTTTTGTTGCAAAATCTTCAGCAGGTATTCCACCTAAATGATTTGAATCATTGGAAATGTTACTATCAGTTCTACCACCAACTGTGGTATTTTTACTTATTTCTTCGTTAGAGTTTGCCATTTTTGCCCTCCTTTTTTATATTTTTATTCTTATTTTTGCAAAAAGGGAAACAAAACAAATTGTCTCCCTAAATTGCATTATTTAGTTGTTATTATTTTAAAATATTATTCTCCTGGTACAACAACTGTTGTATTAATACCTTTAGAACCAACTAATCCTCTCCAATCACAATATCCTGTGTCAAATCTTGTGTATCCATACATATTGTAATCCATTCTTCTTTCAAGTTGTTTAGAACCAAATATAGGCTCTTCCCTTCTTAAAAATAGTAAATTATCAATAGATGTATCTTGGATAAACCAAGGTTTCATTACTCCTGCTGGGTCTGTTAAGTAGTCCCAAACAACTATTTCTAAATCAGGAACTGTATTTACATCATTGTTATTGGTTCCAGATTGTAAAATAGAACGTACTATTGCTTTTGCAGTAAATTCTAATTCAGGACAAACTACTAATTGTGTTGCTCTTGTAGCAATTGGAATACCTGCTTCATCTTTTTGAGTTCTCATTAATGTAAGTGCAGCTTTTAGGCTTTCATCACTTAATGCTCCCTCAATTAAATTTGAGCATACTTGTGTAGAATTTATTAATGGATGGTTTGTAGCAAATAATGCTTTTCCATCATATCCTACATTAGTAAATCCGTTTAGGATTACGTTTGCTGTGTCAGTTTCCTCTGTAGCTCTTAGCGCTCTACCTAGTCCTTTTGCAGAACCTCCATTCCCTATACCTTTCATAACATTATATAAATCGTCTTGTACTAATTCCCAAGTTATATCATAAGATTTGTCAAATCTTCTTGCTTCAAATGAAGCTACTTGTCCTTGATCAAATCTGTCTTGATTAAATTGGCTTCCCTCTGTATTTTCTTGCCATAATCCAAATGCTCCTAAGTGAGGATATGTTTGAGATTTAGCGTTCATTTTTTCTGTTTTGAATATTTTTTTATAGACCATTGGTCTTTCATTGTAAGAGTCAAAAAATACTTTTTTGTGTATTGGTGTTAGTAATTGTCCAAAGTTTGCTCTTGTCATTATTGTTGATGTTGTTGGCATAAATATCACTCCTTATTTTATATTTTTTGTGCAATTAATAAGGAATTAAATAGCAATTATTCTTTTTTTCTAGCATTATACCTTTGATAATCCTTAACACTATTCATATCACGTATGGCTGCATATTCTTCTGGTGTCATTCCTGACATTGTTGCAATTGCTTTTTCTTCGCTTGTTAAATTAACTTTTGGCTTAGAATTTGCACTTGCCCCAACTCCACTATTGACATTACCTAAAATTTCTTTTCTTGCTTGATTATTTTGCAATTTTGCTTCAACTTTACGTTCTATTTCAGATTTAGTGTTTTTTGTTTTGGGTTTATCATAAGTTACAGCATAATAGCTTTGCTCGATAGTTAAACCTTTGTCTACTAATTCTTTAATCTCTTCGGCATAGTCTATTATGTCTTCAAAGCCTTCTTGTTTGCTTTTTTCAGTTAAAGAACTTTTGAACTTTACTTCTGCTAATTCTTTAGCAAGTTCAGAATTGTTAGATTGCTTTTTATCTATTGCTGCAGCAATTGATTTTGCAATTTCTTCATCAACTCCACTTTCAATTAATTCCTCAGCTGTTGTTTTTTGAGGTTTTATATTTGCTTCTTCCAAAGCTTTAAGTCTTGCTTCAAATTCTTTGTTTTTCTTTTCGGCTTCCTTTCTTGCTTTACGTTCAGCATTTAAACCTCTTTTTAGGCTTTCTTTTTCTTCATCTATTTCAGAAGTTTCAGTATTTTGGCTTTCTGTTTCTTGTTCTGTTTGTTTTTCTTCTTCTACTCCAGGTAAGATGATACCTTCTTCTAAATCAACTGTTTCTAGTACGATTCCTTCTTGTTCTTCGTCCATGTTGTCTCCTTTCCCATTTTTAGCCAGGTTGTGTCCTCTTATGTTTTTTTGCCAGGTTTACTCCTCTATATTTTTTTTGATTTTTTGCCAGCTTTTCTGCTCTAATTTATATTTAAAAAATTAAATATCTAATTATTGTGTGTTTTCATGTGTGCATTTAAACCTATTTTGTTTTTACAAGCCTTTTTACACACTGGACATATAAATTCTTGGTTTATTTCATTTTCATTGTTTTGGCTTTCTACTTGAATATCATTACTCATTACTGTTTTTAGATTATCTTCAAACATAATTACTTTGGGAGTTGCAATTCCAAGTATTTGCCATGTTTGTCCTTTTTGTTTTAATAATAATACTGTTTTTTTATTGCACTTTGGACAGTGTATCTCTGAGCAATTTCTTACAATATTTGAATAAAATCCGTTATTTGTAATTGGTATTAAACTATTTATATCATGTATATCAAATTCGTGCCCACATTCACATTTTAAAGTATCTTGTATGTCATAATTTTGAGTAGTTAATTCCATTTTTCTTCACTTTCCTTGTAATATATTTAGGTTTTAAGGCTTTACCTATAAACCTATTTTTAAATACCCTTCATATAACTTGTTTGGGGATTTCCAGAAGCGGTTAGTCCTTCTACATTTGGACTTTGTTGTATTTGAGCTTCCTGTGGTGTTAAAGTCTGTTGTTTTTGTATGCTTTCTTCATCTACTAATCCTATTTCTTGTTGTTCTTGAAATGTTTCAGGATATGGCTGTATATTCATTCCAAGTTGTTTTATCATATAATTCCTATATTCTTTTTTAGACAAGGCTTTATCAATATACATTTGCCTTACAATTGTGTATCTATAAGCCCTATTGTTTGGGAGTCCTGCACCAACTGAAATATCTAAATCATAATGAATTTTTCTTGTTTCATTATCTGCTTGCATATATTTGTATTCTTCAGGATCTAAATCTTTATCAATATCTTTGTCAGGATTTCTCTGTTTCCATTCTTCTTTGTATTTGTTTCTATAATCAGTATCAGACTCAATCATTACTGGCACATGGTTTAAAATATCAGGGTTAAATTCTGAAAATGTATCTTGTCCATTTTCTCCTATTATTCTAAATACCATTGTTGTATTCCAATTTAATAATGCAAGTTCTAAAGCATATTCAAATACTTCTCCTAAAGTTTCTTGTAATAAACCTTTTTTGTGGTCTATCATTGCATTACCACTATTTTGAAGTGCTATACTTTCTGTTGCAGTATCTACTCCTGACTGCTGTTTTCCAATCATTTGGTCAGTAAACCTTGTTACAACTTGTCTATCATTGTTCATTAAACTATTTCTTTTATCAATTATGTATTGTGGAATTGATGGCGGTGTTAACCATTTAATCCCGTTTATATCGTTTGTAGGAATTGCTTGTCCTGGTTCATTTGTAACTTTACTTACATCAATTCCTGAGCTATTTCCTACAACCCACATAGGATTTCCAGTTAATCTTGCATTTCTTAATAAGTTGTCATCTAAATCATCAATTTGGTCTGATAAACCAAGTATTAGTTCTGCTGTGCCTTTTCCCCATATTGTATTTTCTCTGTACATATCAGGTGTGAAGAAATATGGAAATTTAGCATTTGGAAATAATTCTAAAGGTTCTCTTTTCTTTTTTTTATTTCCTTTGAACATTTCCTCTTCATCTTCTTTTTCACGTTTTTTATTTTCTTCTTGCAATTTCTTTTTTGTATCTCTTAAAATTACTCCATCACCTGACATTTCTACTAATCTAAGTTTTAATTTTCCACCTTCTTTATATTTAGTCCATACCATTAAATGAACATATTGGTCTTCTTCGTTTTCAACCAAGATATCTTGTACTGGATCTAAATTTGGAATAATAGCATCTGCAAGTTCTTCACCATACTCTATCTTTGCACTATATATTGATTTATTTCTACTTTCAATTAAATATTGCCCCTCTTGAATATCATATATATCAGTGATTGCAGGGTCTACAAATATTCTACTTGAATGTACTGGTGTAATTTGAGGCATTCCCTTTCCGTCTAATTTATCAAAATCCCATAAAACTCTGAAAATTCCTGTACCTGTCATATCACGTCTACGTTCGTGTACATCAATTTTTCTGTACATTCTATTACTTTGCTTTATAAAATCAACGACAGTTCTTGCCATATCACAAAATGGTTTGTCTCCAGGCTCTCTTGGATTTACTTGTACTGATATGTTTTGGTCACAAAGCAATGCTGTTTTTCCTTCTACATTTGAGTTTGTAATATTTGTATTTGGAGCTTGTTGGTCATCATCATATTCAAAATCGCCTTCCCAATATTTTTCTACATCTTTCCATTTTTGAATTACTCCTACACGTTGTTTGTCTTCATAAGCACGTCTATACCATACAAGAAATTTCTCTGCTTCATCTATTTCACTTTCACTCATTATTGCTTTTCTTTTGGCTTGTTTTTCTTCAATTAAATTCTCGTAATAGTTATCTTTCAATTGCTATTCCTCCTTCTTTTTAATTGGTATTCCTTTTGAAGGTGTTACTGGTTCATATAAACCATCTTTGTTTTTATAAATTTCATAAGCTTTTCTTCCACCAAATACATTGTCAAAATCTGATTGAGCTATTGGCAAATGTTTTCTTATTTGTTTTGGTTCTTGATTTGTTTCAGATTTTACATTTTCTTGGATATTTGCTTGAATATCCTCTTGGATGTTTTTTTGAATGATTTGTATATCATCTATTACGTCTTCTATATCTGATACTTTGTTTAGTATTGTAATTAATAATGCAATTAATGTTGCTGGAAGTAATAACATATATGTAACTATTAATAAATGTATCATTATCCTCTCCTCCTACTTGTTACTGACTTTACTACATTTGTTTTTATTGGTGTTTGTGTGTTTTTATATCCTAAATCCTCTAATTCTGTTGGGGTGTATGTTCCTTTTGGCAATTTTCTTTGTAAAATCATTGGTGTTTGCCACATTGTACAAAAATATCTAAATGCGTCAGGGGCATGAGTTAATTCGTGTGGCTCTATTGCAACATCATTTGGATTTTTGTCATCAATTTGAATTGCAGGTAAAGTCCTAATTAAATTAACGCAATTACTAAAAATATGTACTCTGCTTGTCTTTTGACCTTGCTCATCATCATAAATTTTTAACCATTCGTGTACGGCAAGCCACCCCATTACTCT